ATCCATTTTGGAAAGTAACTTCATTTTATTTTCTATATCCTCATCAGCAAAATCTCCACCACGTATTGTTTTGAGTTGTTCTTTCAAAGGATCAAGTGCCGTGGTATCCATAGCACTTGGCATGGCTTCTTCAGCTTCTTTGCGGGCTTTACGTAATTTAATATACCCAAGAGTAACGGCTGCAAGTGCCCCTGCCCAAACTCCAAGTGAACCTACAATCATTGCAACCCCACGAGCAGAAGTTACTGATGCTACATTCAAAGCTTTTAACATCGTAGCACTTGTCATTGCCGCCTTTCCAAATTTTACAAGAGCAATAACACCTTTCCCTAAATGATAAACTAACTCAACAATTCCAGATACGATATAAATTACAGACGATAATAACAATGCCAAAGGTCCAATTGCAGCGGCAGCAGCTACACCAATAAGTCTGAATCGCTTTTGAGCATCAGTTAATGTATTCCACTTTTCAGTAAGTCGATCCAACAATCCGGTAAGTTCCTCTAATACTTCAACTATTGTTGGAGCGACATCCTTCCCTAAAGTAATTAAGGATTCCTGTAATCCTGCTAATGCTTTATCCATTCTAACTTTCAAAGTCCCTTCCATTGCCAAAAATGCAGCGTTTAACGTACCGGTAGAGTTGGTAATCTCTCGCATTATTTTGGAATTGTATTGAAAGTTCTTACCGGCTATTGACATAAATCCTGTTAATGCCCTAATATTGGGTAAGACATCTTTAATGGCTTCATCCCCTAATTGCATTTGAATATCACGGAACTCTTGTAATACATTTATCAATCCCTCCGGACCTGACTTTAATATATCCCTCAATTTTTGATAAGATGACCCAGCTCGTTCAAGTACTTTAGCTCCTTGATCATTAGCGGTCATTAATGAATTAAATACCCCTTTGAGATATACTGCTGCATTGGCAGCGGATGAACCGGTTAAGGTCATCGCCGCCATGGCACCAGCTACCTGATCGAATGAAACACCAAGATTTGCAGCAATAGGTATTATTTGTCCCATAGAGCGTGCAAAAGCGTCTGCCTCTCCTTTACCTTCACGTACTGCGGCAACTAATATATCAGCGGCTTTAGCAGCCGTGAGTCCTGTTCCTGCATACGCATTGAGTGCAGAAGATAGTAAATCTGCAACTTCTTGAGTTTGTCCAAGACCAGCTGTTGCAGCCTTTGCAGAAATTTCCAATACATTAAGTGCTTCAGCACCTTGTATCCCTGATGAGGTCAAGAAATATAAACCTTCAGCCAGCTCTTTAGGAGTCTTGCCTACCTCTTTTCCCATCTTCAATAACGACTCTTTCCACTGATCAACTGCACTTTGTGACTCTCCAACTAACCCTACAATCATTTGCATTGAATACTCAAAATCCTTTGTAGCATCCAATACGGCTTTCCCGGCTCCAAGTATAGGGGCAGTAAGAACAGCGGAAGTCAAATATCCAATAGTACGCACACGCTGTGCAAACATATTAGTTTGACTAATTACGTGTTTAAAAGAAGTAGCACTCTTAGCAGCGGCTTTATTAGCAGCCTCCCCTAAGTTATTAAGAGCGACTTCAGCAGTTTTTAACTCCCCCCCATCAACTCGCAAATGTATTATCAAACTCCCTAAATCCATGATGTCACTTTTTTGTTTGATTCGGTTTACTTCTTACTATTGGTGGTTTTTTAGCAGTCTTAGAAGTAATAGGGGTCCTTCTTTTCCTTGTATTTGCTATTTTTGCAATATTCAATAAGGATTGTTTCATTTCTTCTACACTCTGCGTTCTCACTGATTTCTTCTCCCCACTCCAATTAGGCATAAAATCATTTGGTGTGTATTGCTTACCTTTTCCTTTCCCATATAGTTTATTTACAATATTTACAATCAAAGCATTTAATACTGCAAAACTATAATCATCCCTCCATTTTCCTATTGGATCAAGTCTATCGTATGCTTCCCATTCACTAAGCTGAGCACTTGTTAGTTGATCCAACAGGTAATCTGGATGTGGGTATCCTAATTCTCTACAGAGTCGGAAGTAGAATTGCCGTCCTGGACGGCTTCGGAGTTTTTTACCAAATTCTCCTTATCATCTTCCGAAATCTTGTTAATTCGCTGAGCGGTGTTTATAATTTTCTCAAGTTTCGCTGCGCTCATATTTTGACTGAGTATTCCAAAATCACCCGGTTGTAATATGAGATTTCCATCTTCATCACTTACCGTACAAACAGCCAACTTTGCACGAAAATCTTCAAGGGTTTTTTCATACCCACCTTCAGCATTCTTATTCTCTTTTATAAGGGATTGTTCAAAACGATCCCTTTCTCGTCCGGTCATCTGACGTACAAATACATAATTACCATCACCAAGATCAACTTTGGTAACTTCTAATTTTTCTTTTGCCAATAAGGCTTTACGATCTAATAGTGCCATTTTCTTAAAAATTTAATTTGGTTAATAAAAATAAAATCCTTGGTTAGGAAGTAAGCATTTACGGTGAAGTTGTTCCACCTGAACTGAGTAGGACCTGACCGGTAATCTTAATAGTCACATCCGCAGTAATCTTATCATCTGTTGGAATTGTCAACGGAAGTTCCGTAACAAGTCCTTCAAAATCAAGAGATGTGTTTTCACCATCCGGTAGATCAATTTGATAATTCTGAGCAACATTGCTCTCAAAATCTGTTTTCATCAACTCATAAGTAGTACGAGTGAAATTCATAGAAAGCACTACCGTTCCACCATCACGAAAACCTGTGATGAACTCACGATAGCCTCCTGTCGAATCAAGGGAAGTCACATCAATTGTATCCCTTGACATACTTGGACCGGTGATGGAATTTATTTCAGCAATAGCATCCCATTTTCCTGCATCGGAATCCCATCTGTTGAATACTGTTCCAACACCAGCTACCGCATTACTTGCCATTTTTTACCTCCTTTTCTATGCAGATCGTCTCTGCAAATTAAAGTTTACAATAAAGCGTGCATTATTGTTATCATCCCAATCGAGCAGAGCGGGACCACTCGAACAGTAGATAACCGTATATAGAGCACCGTTCCACGTTTCATGATTTCTACCGTGTAATAGGTCCTTTATATCATTTGCTAACGTCCAACCATCTATATACGATTTATTCCGTACACGTATTTGAATAGCCGGGCGTTCATACCCTTGATTAGTGAGTCCTAAATCCGGAGGTTGTCCATACGTATCAAATATGGTAACACAATTCTTCGGACTATAAGGCTCAGCACCAATAAACAAATTAGTAGCAAAGGATAATCCTAAACCACTATCAGTAACCAACATGTCTTTTATATCTTCACTTGGGACATTCATAATATTTCAGTATTCTTTTTCATTATTTTTGTAAATGTACCCACACTGCTATTCAAGTGTGCTTCAAGCCACTTAGGTCCTGATCCCGGCCTACTCCAATTTTCAGCATCTACTTTCTCATGCACTGCTAAAGCGTATCCTGCACTATACCCAAAAATAATATTAGGATCAGTTCTACTTCGCACTTCAGCAAGACTGGCAGCCACGATTGATCGGTGTTGAGCGGCCAATTCACCTTTAGTTAAATGTCCTTTACGTGGAGTTTTAAAGTTTCCACTTTCTCCTGTTGGATCATTTACTGATCCAGTAATAGCGGCAACAAACCAACTGGCTCTTAAATTCCCCGTATCTTTTGGAGTATAAGGAGTCTTGGTTTCAGTTCTACGTCTTATATGTAATGCAAATTCAATCATTCCCATATTACTGTTTTTCTCTAATCTCTTTGCCGCTTCACGATAACGCCTCATTACTTGATCCAATCCTTCAACGGGATGTGACTTTAATGTTGCTGTATATTTTAAAGGTCTTGCCATTATTCCCAAGATATATAAGGTGTCAAATATACTTTATTAAAATAATTATCAGTCGAATTTAAAGCTGGTATCCTTTCTGGACGACGGATTAAAAATATGTGTTGTTGCAAATCATCACTAAGATTATCAATATCTACTTTTCCACTGCTTTTCCCTTCACTATCAAGTAAATCATCTATTGTTCCAAGATACAATAATCCATTTTCCTCCAAAACAGTATTCACAAATACTTCTCCCCGTGAAATAAACTCTTCTCCATTTGAACTGCGAACAACTTGTGTCATATCTTCCCACCGGCAATCTATTTCAACAGGATCATCATAGGTCAAACCTCCATATCCATCCTTTTGTGGATTTCCCCAATACACTGCTGTTTGGTTCAATTTACTTGCTATGAAACTTTGTATTCCCATTAGTCATCGAATTGAGGTACTACAAAAATACTTGCCCGACTTTTACCCATTTTCCTCATACGTCCGGTATAATCTAAAGTCAATACCATTTGTCCGTATGGAGTAGATTCTAACATCTTTCCATATTGACCCGCATATTTTACTTCTGCCTGTCCAAGTTTTTCTGAAACAGTAATGCGTTCAAGTGAACTGGCTACCATGTGAGCTGCTAACCACGCTTCCATTTCAGTAAGTAAAGTGGTTGGCATTGAATCAATATCGTATTCAAATACCTTATTAATCAAAGCATTTGCCGCCGTTATACACCGATCAACAAATGTTCGATTTAATGAATCCCCATTTTCCATAAGATCCACAACATCATCAGTCAACGCTCTTACTGCCATTATCCTCTCCTTTCTTTTTTACGATTTGTCCATAATAACGGATCAATAAACGATAATACTTGTGGGGTCCATTTAAGCCCCAACCAATCTAATACATCATACAGCTGTCGGTAATCTCCATTTATCATACGCTCCGGCCATATAATCTTACAATTCAATCCTTCAGTTATCATATCAGCAAAACGCTTTTCATACTCATGTACCATCCATAACCAACCATCTTCTTCAGTTTCAACATTAATCAATTTACGATTTTGTTCACTTTTAAAAGCAGTCATGTATCCCGTTTTACAACAAGCATCAATTATATCCCCGGTTCTTCTACGNACAATAATCCAACGAGCATTTGGAAAAGTATAATCCCANACNCNCCATAATAAAGNGGCTCTTGCACTTTTATACATCCATTTGCCCTCTTTATACCTTTCAGATATTAATTGAGTAGCTATTGATTTTTTCCAATTAATAGGAATATAATCAGTTTCACTTGGTAAAGGATATTGTCCTTTTGGATCAACTCCTATTGATTCAAGGTAAGCCCCTTCAATAAATCTCTGAATTGCTCCATTCTCATAAGAATCTTTATGAAGTGTCATATCACCTCCAAATGCCCCACAAAGGTTAATCACACCTGCTACAGCACGTGATCCACTACGAGGAATACCAGTAATCAATATAGGAGAATCATCAATCATTATGCATATTTTTGTTTAAATTGTTGTCTTTCTTTACGTCTCAAACTTGGATCTGATGTACGTATATTCTGCTTTGGATGTTTCCGATAATAAGCAAGCGGAGCATCACAATATCCTAACTTCAAACCGGCTTTCAAACACCGTAAATTGAATTCATATTCTTCCGCCATGTGTAATGTTTCATCTAATCCTCCAACTTTATCAAATACCTCACGACGGTACATAAGAGCCATGCTATGCATGTAATTGTGATTTAACATATCTGCAAGTGTCGGATTGATTATTTTAGGTTTCCAACGTAACATATTACCACTTCCATTAAACAATGTATAAGCTCTGCCATGAATAAAATCATAATCACCAGTTTCAAAAGTATGTAATGAATCATCTATACTATTTTCAGTAAGCATATCATCTTCATGTAACCACCTTATATAAGCTCCTGTAGCGTCTTGTAACGCCTTATTAAAATTTGATGCCCAATTACCTTCCCCCTGACTTAAAATCAATTGTACCGTAGGNGGAACACTTTGTATAGCATATTTTAACCATCCTCTATCCTCTTTATATGGAATTATTACCGTTACAGGTAAAACTTCTTTACGGGGAGTGCCATCATATTGTACATAATCTTTTACCCATTGAATATGTTGAGCATTATGAATTCGGGGTTTTCCATGAAAGCATATCAAATCAGCACCTATTGGAATAGTTTGTAACAACTTTCTTGACTTGGATTTAAAATCATGTATTGTATTGGTTAGTTGCTGCCAATACACATCCGCTTTAATATTTTTCCTTAAAAACGTATCCATTCGTTTTCCGCTTGCACCATTAAAGCTTTGATATACTTTATGTACTTTTGCACAATTCTTTGGAAACCAAACAAGAGCCGTTGCAAGTTTTCCCTTCTGCCAAAAATCTTCAAGTGCTATAAATTTACTTTCATCCCTTATTAATGAAAAAATGTTTTCTAAGGACTTTACAATAACAGTATCCAAATCAATGTAAAGAAAAGGTCTGTATTTATCCATTTCAGGACTATACAAATGAATACGAGACCAAGTACCAGGTTGATTTGTTGGAAGTGGAATTACTTTTATATTACCTAAATCATATTCTGTACTTGCCTTATCATATAAGCAAATAATTTGTGGATATGGTTTACCACTCCATTTACTATTGATATGACGTGTGATTAATTCTACATCCTTAAATGTAAAATCCCCACCGCTGCGAAGTACAAGTACTATAGTTTTATTTCCTTCCACACTCTTTAAGTATTTTATCTTTCCAATATCCAAATGTTAATTGATGTTGAATTTTACTCCAATCATATTTTACTGTATTATAATAATTCCATAAGAAATCTTCAGACAGTTCATCCCAATCATTTATTATCAATACGGGAAGGTGTTTATAAAACATTACATTAATACACTTTTTTACCACCGGTATTGTTCCCAAATACAGACATTCCCAAAACCGGTGGCAATCAATCCCACTTCCTTCAGGGCAAATCATAAACTTGTGATTTGATACATTTACAAGATACTCGTCAAATCTAAGTCCGTTCTTGCCATGATGCACTGTCATCCAAGGAGACTTCCCAAACAANTCATAAGGACGNTGCCNTTGAGCACGATTGNTTNTTATATTATGATTCATATATATCAACTTGTTGTGGGAAAGTGATCCTTTGATCATTTCTTCCATTTTTGCNCGTTTTCTAAGTCCTTTCCACCATCGGTTATTCTCCAATCCTATTGGAATAGATTCAATTTTTGGATGATTTAATCCAACATTTTGACTCCACCAATGAATCACACAATCAGGAGGAATCCAATCAGCTGGTTCATCTGCATTGTGTGTTATTATATACACCGGTTTTCCTATCACATCTAATATATCAAATAACTGCTTTGCATAAAATGTATGAGTATAAATAACATCACCTTCATTCAATTTTCTAAAATCCAAATCATTTACAAGATGATTATAATCATCCTTATATCGTATTGATGGAGCATATCTCCAATCCGATATATCCTGAAACTTCTCACCTTGTATCCAGTCAATCATTGTATTATAGATTTAATCTTTTCTTTTAATTCTTTGTTTTTTTAAGTTTCTACGAGTCCATGATACTGCCCAATGATGTATGGCATAACTATTTTCAGTAACGTATTTATATGGATCCTCTTCATCCCTTACATTGTTTGGAAACGGATAAAAATACTCAGTTGGAAAAGCTACCACATGNCCAACAACACTACGAAGAAAACATTTGGTAAAGTAATTTGGCCCTGTGGCATTCATTATTTGTGACGGTGTATTGCCATGGTAATCTGAATCCACATTAACACAATCATTCATAATCGGATGATTTGGTACAGAAGCAATCAATCCATTGTACAACTGAAGTACACTATCATAACT